TTCTAATTTAGATAAATCTTGAATGTTATTTTTAAAAAATGTTTCAATGTCTTTATCTTTACCTCTTAAATTATCCATTAATTTGGCATAATTTTCAACTTGGTCAGTATTTTCTATATTCGCTCTTAAAGTTTTTACTATTTCATCTTTTCCGTCAAATTGTTTAAAACTTGCAAAAGCGTCATCTATTTTCTTTTTATCGTCATCAGATACAGCATATTCTCCTGTAACAAACAATTTGCCTACGTCTATTTTAAGACCTTTTAACTGCTCATCATTATCCACAAGATTTTGAACTTCTTGAATTAAATTATTTCTAGTTTCTTCATCATCTTCAATATAAATTTGAGATAATTTACCAGTTAACTTCATGTCGTCCATAGAAAATTCGCCGTCATCCATTAATTTATTAACTAAATCTTTTACTTTATCGGGTAAATTACTATCTTTTAAAGAGGCTTTAACGTCCGTGATATTATAAACCACTTTTCCGTCTTTTTTTATAGTATCAAGACCATTTAAATCTTGAAGAAAATTATTGTAAGCGTCCCATGTTGCCATTAAATCTTTAGTTTTTTTATCTGTCATATTTATATTTTTACCAAAAGAACGTAAATAAGCGTCCTCGGCATCTTGAGCCATTTTAACACTTTGAGGCAATTCCACCATACTTCTTACTACGTCTTCATTAACTCCCCATAATTTAGATAAAGAAGGGATTAATTTTTCAATTCCTTGTTCATAAGCAGTAATGTCATTTGTATCTTCATACGCTTGTTTTAAATCGTATAATTTTCTTATTGATTTATCTATTGTTCCAGAATCAAACATTTTCTTCATATTTGATTCAAATAAACTTTGTTGTCCACTTGTTAATTGAGAAAAATCTAATCCATTTATAACATCTAACATTTCAGATTGAACGTCACTTTTTAGCTTACTAAAACCATCACCTATCTCTAAAGAATTTGCTATACTTTTATTTATTTTTTGAGATTCGGCACTTATTTTTGCTTCGGCATCTACAACTGCCTCTTTAGCACTAGCATAAGCATCACTTAATTCAGCAAGCCTTTCTGGATAATCTTTTAACCATGTTGAATCACCTGTTTGAACAAATGCGTTATTAAGTTTATTTTTCTCTGCCTTGATGTTATTTATTTGTTTATTATATTCTTTGATTGCTTGTTTATTAAAAGCCCCATTCATGCCACCAAGTCCTTGTCCTTCATTCATTTTGTCCGTAGCATTTCTTTGTTGGTCTTTATATTCTTGATTCAGAGCTTCTTGTTGTTTCTTAATTAATTTATCATATTTTGCAATTAATTTATCAATATCTCCACCCATTGATAAAATTGGGTTATTGTCTTTATCATACAATATCTTCAATTAGGTTCGCTACTTCCTAATCAGTTCTCTTATGAACTTCTCTATGTTTCCATAGACGTTGAGACTATATCTTTACCTTTATTAAGGGCACATACCACTTCCACTCGCTTGAGTGTACTCTCTTTCGAGATAGTCGTTGAAGTTTAATTATTTTATTAATTATTTTTATTTATTTCTTTTAAATAATTAATAAAATAATTCTTACCTGCTGATTACCCAATCCTTAAACTTTTTAAAACCATCACGCTTATCATTACTAATTACGTTGTGGTATTAAGGCTCTAAGGGGTTTCCAGCAATTCAATATGTTTTCTAATAATAATTTCTTATTATAGGGGCTATTTATTAACCCAAGACAATATCTTCACCACAAATATCAATTATTTGTTGTTGTAACTCTTTAAATCTTTCTTGCTGTTCAGAAGTTTTATCTACCGTATCATATAATTTTTTATATTCGTCTCTAATATTTGAAAGATTTGTTTTTGCTTTTGTTGAGCTAGTTACTTTATTGTTCAAATTAGTTATATTTTCTGCATTTTTTTCTAAAGCGTCATTAAGTCTATTAGCCTCGTCTGTAAAATGTTGAATAACTTTACCTATTCCCCATGATATGAGCATACCTACACCCATATTTACAGCAGTCATAGCTAAATTCATAGCTCCTAAAGCTACTTTTGTTCCTAATGCTTTAGCCTCTACACCTGTTAAAGCACTTCTAACTGCTGTTAATCCAGAGGCAAATACCCCAGATGATTGACGAGCCTCTTTAAACGAAGTACCTATTCCTTTTATTACATTCCAAGATTTTCCAAGATAACTAGCTTGAAATCCTTCTCTTATTGTTGCAAAGAATCCTGGATTAGTAGTTCCAATCATTGTAGCACTAGATGCTTGTCGTGTTGCAGTGGCTTGTCCTTCTAGTGCAGTAGTTGTACTTAAAGCCTCAGCTTTTAATCTTCTTTCTTGATTAATTAATGCTTCAAATCCACCACTTCGATTAAATTTTAATGATTGAAAAATACCAGAAATTAATCCTGCTATTACAGGTAGCCCTACGCCCATGTCGTCTACCCATTTAACAAATTTATCTAACATGTTTAAAACATTTATACCAATGTCTAAAAATCCTTTTGCCGTATTTCCACTTACAGCAGTATTGACTATACTTCTCCATTTTTCTTGGAGTAATGTAAGTTTCCCTTGTACGGAGTCTATATATCTTGCATTCGTTATCTTCACATAAATTCGCTACATTTACGCAGTTCTCTTATGAACTTCCTATACTTTCATATAGAGACGAGACTATTTCTTCACCTTCAGCATTATCTGTTAAGGGCAAAGCATTTCTTCCACCCATAGCTTGTGGTTTTACTCTCATTTCAGAGATAGTCGTTGAAAGTTTAATCTAATTTATTAATTATTTTTAAGTCTTTTAAATGATTTTTTAATTACATTAGATTAATACTTGCATGAACACCCATTGTTTAAGATTACTTAGGATTTAACCATATAATCATCCTTACGTTTTTTCTACTTTCGTACCTTCACGCTTATTGTTGCCAATTACGTTGTGGTGTAAGGCTTTAGGGGTTACCTGCTTTTAACTTTGTGTCCTACGCACATTTCTGTACGTACGGAGAATGTTGTTTCTCTTTCATTGAAGCTCCGAAAGTGTCACCATTTTCGTACTCTTTTAAGAATTTTTCTGCTTGACTCCAGTTACTCATTATTGCAGTGAAAACATTCAGTTGGTTCTTCGGCTTGTTATCGTAAAGGCTTTTTATCCTCTACTTCTAGGAGTTTCCCCCATTATACCATGTTAATTCATGGCTAGCCCAGCATACATTTTCACCCTCGTTTAACGTTAGGTATTGATGGTTGCAAACCCATCTCAAGTATTACTATATAATACTGTGGAGGAGGCTCGTGATAGGATTATTGCTAACAATATCGCTCACCTATTATGCGTTACGGATATTCTCTGTTAAGACACCCTCGGTATTACCATATCCGTTAAGGACTTAGGCTCTCTTACCACCTTAACCTTTCGATTTAGTTGACCGATACACCCCTCTAATCTACATGATATTTCTACCATGAGTGGCAAAAATAATTTTACCTGCAATTGCTTCAGCTACAGATGATTTACTTTTCTTATCTAGCTTATCCCACATTCCTGCTATATCGCCCATGATGTCATAGAAATCTCTAACTTGACCATTTGAGTCATGCATATCAATTCCAGTTATTTTTTCTATAGCCATTGCTGTTTTATTCATTGAAATACTACCATCTTTTGCACTTGTTTTCCAACCTGCCATATTTTGCATGATAGTTTTTAAACCGTTACCTAATTTGCTTGCATTTTGTAAAGGTTCTTGACCTGCGATTATGATACCAACTAACTCTTGCATATTAACGCCTAATGTTTTTGCTACAGAAGCTGAACGCATCATTGCTTCAGATACATCTTTACCTGTAACGGCATAGTTATTGTTTGCATAGTTGACCATGTCCATCATTTGCATCATTCTAGTAGTTTCTTTGGTATTACCTTTAACTTTCATAGTAACTTTATCTAATGAATTTGCTACACCACCATAAGATGCTAATGTAGATTTTAAATATTTATCTGCACTTGCTTGGTCTATATCTATAACGTTGGCAAACATAGCTGAATTTTTAGCATATTCTAAGGCTTTACTAACATTATGGAAACCAGATTGTAATGCATTTGCAGTGGAATCAATTATATCAATACTACTTCTGGCAACTGCTTGACCTGCTTCACTTGCTTTTTGAGTTAACCAATCTAATTGTTTAGCTGTTCCTGTAAAGGTATCTGGTGCAACCTTTAATAATTTTTTAATTGCTGTATCAGTATCAACAATAGTCTTAGGTATTGAAGATATAGCTTGAGTAATAACTCTAGCAAACATATTCGGTATTGAATACATTGACAACATAGAAGATAGAGAACTGAAAAATCCCGACGTTTTTCTAGTTGTATTTCCTAGTATATTCATCGCTTGAGTTGCACTTCTAGCACTATTAGTAACTCCGTTTATACCATTTCCGTTAATATTAGATAAACTACTAGAAAAAGTACTTACATCTTTAGTTAACGCTTTTAACTCTGCATCTCTATCTTTTAAATTACTCATATTAGCTATTGTTTGTAATCTTTGTCTAAATTCTTCTACTTTAGATGACGAAGCTCCTAATTCTTGACATCTTCTTGTTAAGTTCGTTAAATCTTGAGATACTTTATTAAAATCTGCATCAAATTTTACATTAGCTCTTTTAGTAGAAATTTCACTCTCAAATTGTTTATATTTATCTCCACATTGTGCTATTTTATCTTTTAAACTATCAAATTCAGCTTTTGCACCTTCTGTATTAGGGTTTATGTTTTGTAATTGGGATTTATATCTTTCTATATCACTTATCAAACTTTGAATACCAGTTGTATTAGCAAATTTACTGGTATTCAATTCTAAAAGTTTACTTTTAAGTGAATTTAACTGCGAAATAGATGAACTTACTTTATCTGTAAATGTAATAGAACCACTTAATCCTTTTAGTGATACAGATACATTGCTAATCTCTGCATTTAAATTATGTATCTGTTCATATGCCTGGTCGGATTTTAATATTTTACTTAAATCAGCAACTTTAATATCATTGATTTTATTTTGAAGTTCTTGGAGTTGTCCCACTTGTGAGCTTGTTAAGTTTTTATTTTTGAACATATTATTAATTTGTTCAGAGGTGTTATTAGCCTTTTGTTGAATTTTATCAAATGAACTTATTAAATCTCTACTTATATCTATATTAGATTTATTTTTTAAGTTGTCCATTTTTTGTGCAGTAGATTGCATCTCACTGTTAATTTTTGATAACTTAGATTCTAACTCGTTATAAGCTTGAGTATTTATAGTTTTAGACATTTGTTTTTGAAGTGATTCTGATTGTTTTTGTAAAACTTTATATTTAGCTATAGTATTATCTAATTCTTTATTACCAGTAGAAGTCTTAGTAGAACCATTGCCAAATAAATTTTTCTGTACGTCTTTACTTAAAGAATTTATTTCTTTCAAAGTATTCTGTATCTGTTTAAGATTATTTAATTGGTCATCTTTAAGTTTAAAAGCATTATTTAATACTTTTTGAAGTTCCTCCATTTGAGATTTCATTTTAGTCGTATCAAATTTTAGATTAACTTCTTTTTTTTCTAATTTCTCTTTCAGCTTTGCAACTTCTTGCTCCGCTCCACTTCCATCTACAGAAGTTTTTAATCTAATAGTTAAATCTGCCATATATTAATCTCACCTACCTTTCTATATAACATCTAAACCTTGTTCTATTAAATATTGTTTCAATTCAGTTGGTATTTGTTGAGCTATTTTAACTTGTGAATCTGGTATAATCGTTGTTGGAGGATAATAAGCAACCGTAGAATCACTTTTAAAACTCCAAACTTTACCTGCTTCCCAACCTATAATAGGGAAGAAATGTTCTCCCGTTAATTCACTTGTCCAGTCCCCATTATCTTGAAATTCTACTACAGCACAATTCATATCAATACTCGATATTTGTGCTATTTCTCCCATTTGTCCTGTACGTTCATATACAGATGGTTCATGGTCAGCATATATTTGTTCATTTACTTCTCGTTGCATTATTTCTACCATTTTATTTGCCATAGGTGTCATAGCAGTAGAAACAACGGATTTAATATAATTGACTGCACTTTCAATATCATTTACAACCAAATTAATCACCTTTTTTCATTTCTTGTATTTCCTCTTCCAATTTTTCACATTGTTTATTTAATACTTCTAATTTTTCAGCCTCTAATAATATTCTTTTGCTTAAAGTTAATGAAGTCATATTTGCTAATAGATTTTGTTTTTCTAACATTACTTCTATAACAATTTCACTTACTATTTCATCTACATCTTGTGCGATAAACATTAATTCTTTTTTACCTTTATTTATTGATTCTATTAAATCTTCGTCTAATTCTAAATCTGTAGCTAATTCAAACGCTTTTTTATATATAAGTTCCATTAATGTTTTTTCTTCTAATCCTTGTTCTAGTCCTTTAGATATTTTTTCTTTTAATTCGTTTCTATTCTCACCAAATATATTATAAACTAAAACAGTTTCTATTTCGTTATTTACTTCCACATCATATGAACTTCTAATCATATCTAATGTTAAATCACTTAGTTTCATTTATTAATCTCCCTTCTTTATTAATTATTTTAATATATTTTCTCACTTTATTTATCTTTTTATAAAACAGAATAGGAGAAGAAATTAATCATCTCCTATTCCACACATTATACAAATAATAATTAGAATTGACGCACAACTGGTTTTGTGTACAATAATATTATGTGTTATTATTTAAAATTATATACGCAATATTTTTAAATTGCGAACTAAATGGGTATTAAAAAAGACTAGAAATTAATCTAGTCTAAAATTTCTATTATTTCATATTTATTATATATTTTATATGTTGGGTCTATAACAATCTCTTTCCCATTGTCTAATTTAATATAGTATTCATCTTTTGCTCCTACCCCAAAACTTTCATGTGAAGGGTCGTAATTTACTTTTAAAAGTTTCCCTGTGTATATTTTATTACTTTTAAAAAAGTTTTTTTCTAAAATTTTTAATAAACTTCCTATTTTCAACTCCATGATATCACCCCTTATAATTTATATTATATTGATATTATTGAGTTGAAACAATATTTTTTTACATATATTGTTCTATAAATTTTATAATTTTATAAGCAATAATCTTATGCCCTATACTATTTGGGTGCACTTTATCAGCTTCGTATGAATCTCCATCTTTTCCATCTGGTTTAAAACAAAGACTATTGTGTGTATCATCCCAAGGTCTTAATCCACTTTGAGTATATAAATCAAGGAAAGGGATTGAATAATGTTGACACACTTCCTTTTCTGCTTTTAAATAATCCATATACCACCCGTCTATACCATATTGATTAGCATTTCCAGTACAACCATTTGGAATATTGCCATTCAATCCTCTAGGCGTACTACTTATAAAACCTATTGCTTTTGTAGGATATTTTGTGATAAGTGCTTGACAAATTAAGTGCATAACCCCATAAACGCTATTATTACTTGGTTCGTCTGTAAAATTTCCTAATGGCAATCCAGTATATGTAGTTCCATCAACAGTAAATGAACCACTTGTCCCATCATTCATATTTCCCATTATTAATATTACATCAGCATCTGAATTATAATTATTAATTCTATCAATAATTTTTGAATTTTTAACAAATCCGGCTCCACTAATTGCATAATTTTTTACACTACCAAATGGTATTTCTTCCATTACATAATCAACCCAGTTTTTTGATGCTCTTAAATTTTTATTAGTAATACTATCACCATCTACAATTAAATTTTTACCATAAAATCTATTAACATACGATAAGTTTTTCTTTGTAATTTCTAACCATTCAAATTTTCTAACATCTTCAACATTAAATTCTTCTACTTTTGAAACTTTTAATGTTTCTAAATTGATTAAACTTAAATTTACTATTATAAATGCTGTGATTTGATTTGTTATAGTAAATTCTCTAGATTCATCAAGTCCATTTCCAGCAAATTGTGATATAGCATTTTTTTCACTATCATATTCAACATATAAAACCTGTGCATTAGTAAAATCTTCTAATAATTGACTACTTATTTTATAACTTTTTCCTGTTTCTACTGGTATATAATCGCTATGAGCACATTTAGCAGAAAGAATATCATTATCTTTAAATTTTACAATTCCTCTTGTTACTGTTGTTTTATCAAATAGATTTGGATTTTTAATTTGTGAAGGGAAAATATTAGTATTTTTTATAGCATCACTTATATTTTTATCTATTATCTCTGATTTGAAATTTTTATCTATATTATTTCCAGTTATATTTAACCATTCTAATGTATATTTTTGTACATAATTAAAATCATCTTTTAAAGCAATTATAAATGTATCTATATAATTAAGATTAAATCCTACTCTAATATATTGAATTTCTTCATCAGAAATTGTAAATTCATACGAATCACTTGTATTATTACCCTTTAAAATAGTTTTTGGTTTTTCACCCTGTGCCACATATAATCCAACAAGATTTTTATTTAATGAATCATTTTTATTATTAAAATCTTGATGTGATATTTTATAAGTTTTTCCTGTTTCCACTGGTATATAATCTGTTACTCCATCTCCATTAGATGTAAAAGTTTCTGAATATGAATTATCTTTTGTGCCCCATAAAATTACATTTTCTGTAACTGTAGTAGCATCAAATAAATTTACTCCTATTTTAGGATTAATTTTTGAACCTGTTATAGAGTTGTCTTTAATATTTATAGTATCAACGCTATTTTCTCCTAATGTAAGACTTGTAAGTGTTCCATCGTCTATTTTTGCTTGAATTATGCTTGTTAATTGTTCATCTGTAACTGTAGCAGTAGGTATCTCAACAGTGGCAATTTGAGTTCCGTCATTTAATAATTTTAATGTTTGCCCACTCATACTCATTGAAATTTTGGATAAATCAACGTCACTTCCACCTATTTCAATTCCATTACCTAATAATGTTCCATCTTGCTTTTTGATATATACTTTTCCATCTGTATGTTTTGTTAATGATAAGTTCGCAATATCTTTAAATTGTGCATTTATTTCGTTAACAGCTCCAACTATTGTTTTTTCTTCAGTAGCTAAATTATCATCAATCTTCTTTTGATAATCTTTTAATTCAGCAGTTCCTCCACCAGTTCCAGAATTAACATCTTCTCTTAACTGATTTATCGCACCTACTACACTTTTGTTGTCACCAACTAAATTTTCATCTCGTTTCATTTGAATTTCATTTTTATTTATTCCGTCAGTTATTTCTTTAACATCTTTTATTAATTTTTCTAATATAGGTAGATTTTTATTCTCGCTTATTTTTTTATTTAACTTAGCGGTTATATTTGGTTTAACTACATAATTAAATTCTTCAGATGTAAAACACTTCAATTCATTTTCTATTGTTCCCGAAACTCTTATTTCGCATTCGTAAGTTCTAATTATATCAAAATAATCTGTAGTTAAATCAACTTGATACAATAAATCTTCTTTAGATATTAATGTTGCATCTAAAGGTTTAAATTCATCTGTCTCTGGTTTTAATACTGCAAATTCAACGATTAAATCTTCTGGTATGGTTTTATCTTCATCTGAACAAATTAATTTTATAAAAATATTACAAATATTTAAATCTGTATTATAGAAAAATATAGTTTTGTCGGATTTGACTTTTGTATTTTTTAAATCTACGGCAATTAAATAATCTTTATCTATATTAATCATTTAAACATCTCCTTTTTGTATATTTTATTGGAGGTATTTATTGCCCCCATATAATTTATACACTTTTGTAAAACCATTAATTCAAATATTCTTACAAAAGTATATAAAAAAATATGGGGACATTTCTGCCCCCATAAGTTAAAATTTATTAATTATTTTTACACACCTGTTTTATCTTCTTCAAATGTCATAAAATCTCCATTTGTATCAGTACCTATGTCAAAAGTTACAGAATAAGTTTGTAAATCTAATGAACTTGTACCAAAGTCTTCAGTTATTTGTGGAGTACAATTAGCTATTGTTGCATTTAATATTTTTCTTGTACCGTCTGGGAATTTTAATTTCATTTTTCCTGTATAAGTATAAGTAGTAGATGGAGAATCACCTATATGTACTTTACCTTCTGCATCTTTTGTAGCTCCTAAAGTAACTAAGAACATATCAAAATTCATAACTTCCATTTCTGCTGTGAAAGTCATGGCTTTATTTGCTTTTAATGTTATTTTATTTTTACCATCAGCTCTAGCATTTAAGGAATCTTCTGATTGACCTAAATTAAATGCATTTACATAATCTAATGCTACGTCTTTTTCTGTTCCAGTTTCACCGTTTGGATGAAGTTTACCTTGCATAGCACCTTCTATTACGAATAAAGTTTCTTGTGCCATTTCACATTACCTCCGTTTTATTAATTATTTATTCATCCCTCATTAGTTTTGTACCCATATACCAAGGAGGAATTTCTTTACCTTTATATGCTCCTGCAATAGCAAGTTTCCAAGCTAATTCGCAATCTTCCATTGCTTTCATTGATTTATAAGTATCTTGTAATTGCCAAGCAGTCCAATTTTTTATTTCTTCATACGTAGTTTTTCTTGTATGTATTACTTGTCTTACTATTTCTTCAAAATATATAGCATTTCTTTTCATTTGTTTTTCTTTGTATTCTTTTTCATATTTTTCAAACAATGCTATATCTTCAGCTGAACCTTCAATTTTTTGTTTAATTTCTTTTTTAGGTTCATCATAATACATTATTTCTAAAACAATTTTAGACAATATATTAAAATTACTATCGTCTATAAAAGATTCAATATTATCTTGAGATTTAATAAATATACTATATCCTTTATCCCCACAATTTTTTAATTTTATATCTTTCGTATCATATAAAATCATAAGATATAATATTAAATCTACCAATAAAGATTTATTCTTTTGAGATAAGGTATAATATATATTAAAAGGCATTTCCACTTCTTCAAAAGCACCATTATTATTCCAATATCTAACCATGTAAAAAGGTTTTATAAACTCTATGCTATCTACCACCTCTATAAAGGTTTGAATCTTGGGTTGTTTAATAATGCCTAAATTAAATTCTCTTAAATCAATATCTTTACCAGATAACAATTCTTTAGTGAATTTACATTTCATTGAAATATCTCACTGTGACACTTGTTATATAAGTATTATAATCAATTGGTATTGAATAATTTTGAGATGTAGTCCCTATAATTGGTTTTCCAATAACTTCTTTTATAGCTTCCAACCTTTTATCTTCTCTGAGAATTTCATTTATTCTTTTGTAAATGATAATGTCTCTTGAACCATTTAATGTGTTGGAACAACTATTATGACAAACTACACCTATATCTAATCTAAAAGAACTTATAAACGAAGAAGTTTTACCATTATTTAAAGAAGCTGGTTCATCTTTATACATATTTAAAAATATATAACAATCAGATTCAAATATAGCATCAAAGAGTTTATTAACTCTACGGTCTATAAATATTTTTTTATCATTAAGGTTTTTTATAGGCTCTTTTACTTCAGGTAAAGATAAAATATCATCTTCAGTGGTATTTGTATAATACAACATTTTATTAATTGTATCATCAAGTATTAAAAAAGTTCCCAGTTGATTTATATATCTATCGGGAAATGTCATTAACTTGCCCATTTTAAGATGCCCCCAATCCTCTTATTGTTATATTTTTAATATCTATAGTTTCACCATTTTTATTTTTTGCTATTAAAGTAATAACTTCTCCAATAATATCAAAATCTAAATCTATAGATATAGTACATTCTTTATTATTTGCATTAGTAATTTTACAAAAACCATAATCAAAATCTAATTCAAAATTTACTTCTTCGTCATATTGAATTTTATAAATTAAATCTTCACCTATATGTATTTTATCATTTCCTTCTATTTCTCCAGATTTAACAGACGAGTCATAAAAAGGATTATAAGCAACTAAATTATCGTCATCGTCTTCAACTAATTGAGTAGTTTCAAGTAATAACCATTTAATTAATCCATCACCAGGAGTTTCTCTTCTAGTATACTCAAAATCATTTTTATGAGTTATTTTATAGGCTTGTTTATCTTTACCCATAAGTCTTGCACCGACGTTCAAACTAGAAGTTATCGGATTAGAACCTACTAAAACAGTTCTTTTTGCATCTAGGTTAGAAATATATTTATAATCGTGAATACCTTTAGAATACATCGTTAAGTTTGTAATATTAACTGGTGTTCTATAAATCTCACCTTTATATCCAATATTAAACCATTCATTGCATCTTCTTAATGTGTATTTTTTATGTGTCATTGTAGTGATTACTTCTTCAAATTCTAATATATAATATGATTTATTCCAATATATATAACTACCAACATCTACTGGGCAACCTAATCTACAAACTAAATATTTTTCATCAAATGCTGATTTATCATTGTCAGCAATATCTTTTATAACCATTCTTTCATGAAGATTAGTTTCTTTATTTATTAATTCATCTGGTCTCGTATATTGGACTTCATAAGCACTTCGAGCCTCTTTAGTTAAGTAAAACTCAAAGTCGTTAATCATATCATTTCTTTCTTTTTCCTCTATTGTATTAAAATCTTTTAGATTTCTTTTTCTATATTTTTCAAAGTAATTACTCATTTATATCAACTCCTCTTGTGGCATAACCTATTCTTAACTTTCTTAATTCTTTAACATACATTTCTCTAGTTTTCAAAAGGTTATTTAATAAGGTTGCAGGTGACTTAATAGAATATTCACTATCTGTTATACGAATAGTTAACGCATCTCTATTAAGTATTTTTGTATCCACAAAAGGAATTAACATACCTTTAGCTAATATTTGCTTTTCTTTCCAAGTTAATTCTGATTTAAAATAGCCGTCCTCTATAGTTAAATCTTGTTTGCATTGTTCAAAATTAGATATTGAAACATATAAGTAGGATTCTAACAAATCTTCAAGGACGGATTCATCTATTTCTAATAAATCATCTTTACCTAAATGTTTTAAAAATAAATCGTAAATTTCTGTGACAGGTGTCATTTAATCACCTCTATTCATCAATATCTATTAATTGTTCTCTTCCTAATTTTCTGCATAAAACACGTTCTTTTTTTCTTGATAACTCATAGTCAGATTCTTCAGATTTAGTTAATAATATAGCTTTACAAGCTAAAGTTCTTATAAATTTATTACTTCTTCCTTCAATTTCTCTTTCAAAAACATCATCTGAAAGATTTAATATTGAATCTATTTGCATAGCAAATTGATTTTCTTCACTATTATATATACTCGTTATACCTAAATAATCAATTATATTATCTATTGTATATTCATTAGATAAAACATCTGTTATTGCCAACATATAATCTTTAAAATATGATTTATTTTTAGTTGCAACTTCATATAATTCCGATAGTGGTAATTCAGCATATTCATTTGGATATAAATCAAAATAAGTTTCTTCATTTTTATTCATGTATATTACACTCATAAAAGACATATTGCAAATTTCAATATATATTTCATCTTGTTTTTTTCTTAATTCCATATTTATCTGTCTTTTAGTTTTTTTTGTTTCTACTTTTTTTTTGATTTCTTCCGTTTTATCTACAGTCTTCGTTTTAGTAGTTTTCTTTATTTTTTCCATTTTATTCTCCCTTCTTGTAGAATTAAGCACTACTAATTAAAGTAGTGCTATATTATTTAAATATTAATTATTATGCAGTTATTTTTATCATTGCGTATGTAGAAGCTATAGCAACTCCTAAGTGTAACATACGATTCATTTCCATTTCTATTTGATAGTCTTGTCTATCTCCTTCTGTATCTTCGTACAATTCAACATCACCTTCATATCCAAGTTTTACAAGTGATTCTCCACTTTTTATTCGTATAAATTCGCTATTTTTATACCGTTCTCTTATGAACTGCTTTAGCTTTCACTAAAGAATAGACTATTTCTTCACCCTATAAATATAGGGGCAACCCACTTCCACTCGCTTGAGTGTACTTCCTCTCGGAATAGTCGTTGAAGTTTCATCTCGTTCTATTTATTAATTATTTTTAATTCTTTGTTTAAAATGGTTTCTATATTATCAAATTCCCAATATGGGATTCTTATTAATTTCCAATCATGTTCCTTTGCATATGTATCTTTGATTTTATCATGTATTTTCATTATATCATAACTATCATTCTCATAAATTTTATTATAATGAAACTCTCCATCATATTCTATCCAAATTTTACAGTCTGGTAAAATAAAGTCTGGTCTTAACAATCTTCCACTATACCCAATCAAATCATCAAAATAACCTTTATTATATTCATATTTAATATGTTTTTCATCCAAATAATCACTTATCCTTTTTTCTCCCTTTGACTTATTACATATTGGGCATCTGCTACCACGCTTAAACATTTTATACGTCATTTTAAAAACGTGATTTTCGGGACACTTAATAGTAAGTAAACCATCTTGATTAAAATATTCTTTACTTATCAATTCATAACCGAAAGATTCTATATAAGATTTAACTTCATTATAATCTTTACGATTTCTTTTGGATTTTTCTATATCATTACAAACTTTACATCTTCTTCCAGACTTAAAATTTCCCCATGAGATAGAACATTTATGTCCTTCATTACAAATCATATCTAATTTTTCACCATGATTTACATATTCAGTTGATATCAATTTGTAACCAAATTTATTTAAATATTCTTGTATTTCTTTTATCATTTCTTCACTTTTCTTTTTCTTATTTTTATTTTCTTTGCAAACAGGACATTCATGGTTATGTTTTAAATTATTAAATTGTCGTTCAAATTCATGTCCTTTATCACATTTTATTTTTAAAGGGGTTTGATTATTTTCATATTTATCAGATAACAATTCAAATCCAAGCGATTGGACATAATTATTTACATAATCATAAGAAAATTTATACTCTTTAGAAAGTTTTTCATATTTGCATTCTTTACATCTTCTTCCGTATTTAAAATTATCCCATGATATATAACATTGATGACCATTAGGACATATCATTTCAAGTTTAACATCGCTTTTTATGTATTCTTTAGATATCAATTTATAACCTTGCGATTCAATATATTCTTTAACTTCCTCATAAGTTAATTTCTTTGGCATATTACCACCTCCTTCATATTATTGTATTAACATAACTATTGATAAAATTACCTATTATTTTAACCTTTTAAACAAAATAATTAATATTAAAACAGGGACGCTTACCTGCATGAACAGGGATTGTAATGAATTTAATCATCTAGTGTTTAGGATTTAACCATGCGCCATCTCTACGTTTTTTCTACTTTCGTACCGTTACGTCTTAGTTTTCACTATCCGCTTTGGTGTAGAGCTTTACCCATTACCTGCAATTCAAGTTGTGTCCTATACCGATTGCTCGATATACGGGCTGTTGTAGTATTTATTCTACGTTAACCGGAATTATTAATAACATATCGTCATCAACTTCAAAAGCACCAGTAGTTTTATCATAATAATTTGGTAATGGAACTAAAGGAGTACCTTCAAATACTTGAGTATATCCATAATTTCTTCTATCATCTTTTTCAGCATCTGATACAAAAGTAGCATCTGATTTTATATGAGCTAATGCTGTTTTAGTTCCTAGTATTTGAACTTCTTGACCTGTAGAATCTGCAACTTTAGCTATCATTTCTTTTAAAGTAGTTGATAAAGCATTGTCATTAGATGCTTTACATAAATTTGGATTTCCAGAAGCATCATAAGCTCCAAATATAGTTTTTGTAACTAAAGTACATACTTTTTTATCAAAAGATTTAGATACTCTATCTACAAATAAAGTCCAGTCTATATTTCCTTTTAAGAAATCAAACATTTCAGCATAGATTTTAACGCCTAATCTGAAAGCTTTAGTATCTACCTTTTTATCATAGATTCTTTGTCTATGAACTGTTTTGACACCAGTAGCCATTACAGCAACTTTGAACAATTCGTCATTTTGAATTAAGAATTCTTTTTTATCTCCTATATCAAAAGTGTCAACATCTACTAAATCCCCAAAAGATTCAACAGTTATTTCGTTATGAGTTACAGTTATTAATTCTTCTAATAATTCAAATACTGTATTACCATTTCTTTTTAACCATCTTCTATAATTAGATTTTTTTTCTGGAAGTGGTTCTACTTTTTCAAATATCATATTTCTTATAACATCTGAAGCTTCTTTTCTTGAATAAGAACACATACCATTATGTAAGTCTATTACCATTTGTCTAACATCATTATCTATCATTCTTTTAACCTCCATTTTATTAATTATTTTATTCTTAATAGAATAATATTTGCACCATATCTTTACCCATTAATTGTGAAGTACCTATAACTTCCCCTACTATTCTTTTTTCAGTTCCAGCAGTTTTAGCTAATTGATGAGTATCAGCTTTTGGAGATAATTGGTCTCCTTTAACAACTTCATCAGCTATAAGTGATTTTTCTATTGAAACTACCATACCTTTGTGTAAGAAATAAATTCTCACTGCTTCTCCAGCTGGTGTGTTTGCATAATCACCAAAATTATAAGATGTTTCTTTTTCATATCTATGACCGTCAGATGCTACCATAGCTAATATTTTATTAGCGTCATCTTCTAAGTCTGTCACTTCATAACATTCACCTTCAACTCCTATATTATCTATTTTAGCTAGAGTTGAATCAGCTAGTCCTTTTACTAATACTACTTCACCATTTTTTAATTCAGTAGAGCATATTGCTGATTTAGCAAAATTATCTTCTACATAAGTTAATATTTGATACATAAATTTTACCTCCTGTTTTATTATTTTTTAGTTCTCCATTTTTCTAATCTACCACCGTAAGGTGCATTAGAATCTATAAATTCTTCATTTGGATTTATTATACCTATTGAATTAGCCTTTCCAGTTTTAGTTTTACTAAATGATTGAGCTTCTTTAACTTGTTTAGCCCACATTATAGCTAATTTCCCTTCATATTCTTCTTTAGATATTTCATGTTTTAATACTGTGTCTTGAAGTGCTTTAGCATCTTCTGTATCTAAAGAATATTTTTCAGTTATAGAATCAATTTCTAATTTAAATTGTTTAGCATCGCTATCAGCTTTAAATTGTTTTAATTCTTCATAATCACTCATGTTTTCTAATTGAGTTTTTAATTCTTCATATTCAACTTTTAATTGGTCAAAAGCAGTTTTTAATTGTGTATATTTTTCATCTTCTGTGTTATCTTCAACAGAATGATTTTCCTTATCCTTATCTTCTTCCTCTTCTGAACAATCTTCTTTCTTTTCTTCAGAATTATCTTGAGAACATTCTTCTTTTTGTTCTTCTTCATCTGGAGTGAAATCTTCTTGTTGAGTTTCCTCTTGATTTTCAAATTCTTCAGTTTCTTGAACTTCTTGATTTTCAAACTCTTTGTCCATTGTTTCACCTCCCTTTTCTAAAGAATAAATTTTCTTCATTTTTTCTAATTCAGTTTTAACATCTCCACAAGTGAACAGAGATAAATTAGCTCCTGCCATAGCAGGTTTAACACCTACACCAAGCATTGTTATACCTAAAAAAGTAAAATCAGTTATTTCAAAGAATCCATCTTCTCTAAAGCTGAAATCGTCAACATCTATTTCCATAGATACCTCTAATGCACCATCGTTAGAATCTAATATATCAAGTAATTGTTGGGAATACTCCCTCCATATTAATGCTGTGCAAGATAAATATTTCTTACCGTCTTTTTCTACTTGTGTAATTATAGTATCCTCTGGAACAAATCCATAAGCTTTTTCAAGGTATATTAATTGATAGTCATAACCATCTGGAGTATCAGTAGCCTCCATTTTAGTATCATGTCCACCTAAAACCCATTTGTCATCTTCATTTTTATAAACATGAGCTAATAAGGGTATACCTCTAATACTTTTTTCAGCACATTTCATTTGTGTTTCTGAATCAAACCAAGAACCCTTTAAATTATCTTGGTCGTGACATACAAGTATTCTACATCCTACAAATCTACTATCACTTGAAGATTTAAAAACTTCCATTTCACTATATAATTTTAAATGTTTATTTCCCAATTCTAATTCACACCCCCTTTCTTCTTAGAAAAATAATTTATTAGAAAACATGAATTTTCTTTTATCTTCATTACTGAATTTAACTTTAGTACTATTAAGAAAAATATAAACAGTTTTATTATCTATAATACCTTCAGATAAAAACACTAATCCTCGATTTAAAAGTTCATGTTTATCTTCTTCATTAAATGCATATATGAATTTATTCATAATATATCACTCCATTACCTTGGAATCTAAAATCTAAATTTAAATCCCTACAATGTTTTATTAATTCAGCATATAACTCCATTTCACTAGGATTTCTACCTCTTTTAAATTTAAATTTTTGTTTTAATAAAGCTAAAAATCCCGCAACATGAGGTGATGCTTGACTTGTACCACTAGCAGTGGCAAATTTATTATTTAAATAACAACCCCTTATATTGTAACCTGGAGCTACCAAATCTATTTCATCATTTGAATTAGAGAATTTTGTTATTTTATCATCTATACTTATTGCTCCTATTGCTATTGAATTATTTAAATATGCTGGGTAAGATATTTCATTAGTATTAGACTTACCATCTCCACTGTTACCACTACTAACACAACATAAGATATCATTATCTATTGCTAATTCAATTAATTTATCTAATTCTTTATCATAAACATTTGTACCTAAACTCATATTAATTATATCTACTTTTTCTTCTATCATATATTTAATACCATTAGTTATACATTCCATATCACCATTACCTTTTTTATTAAGTACTTTTCCAACTACTAATTTAGAGTATATTAACCAATTTCTTAACAGCTTATGTTTCCATTTTATACTTACTTCGTTCCACTTATCTACTTTCATTTCATCCAATATATTAGTAAATACCTCTAAAGGTTCCTTATTTGTCGTTTTAATTTGTTCTAAATACTGACAGACATACTCTAAACCCAAAAGTTTTTCTCTAATATATGCTCTTTTTTCATTGGGTTCCTTGCCAAGAAACTCCAATCCGTTTTGTGTTATTTCATATTCACTTCTAGATATAGGTCTAACAAGCCCTAAAAAACATGCATCTATTAGATGACCATTTAAACTTGATCTTTTCATCGATTTTTTTAGTTCTTGAATTGTCATACCTTCTTTATTATCAGCCAATAGTTCCACTACTTTGATAATTTGTGCCAACATCGTCGTTGGGAAAAAAATTTCATCACTTAAAAAATCACCAATTTCTCTTCCCAGGTTATTCGTTGAAATAGTATTATTTTTATCCATATTAACCATTGTAGCAGCAGATAACCATTTACACATAACCTTACTATATTGCTCCCAAATTTTATCTGTTGCATCTATAAACGGCATTTCACTTATTAATATATTTTTAACTTGTTTCAAAGTTAATTTCTTATTTTTCTCCAATTCCAAAAGTATTTTTTTAATCAAAGTATTATCCATTAATATATTAGCTAAATATTTTACAATATTATTTTCTGTATAGTATTGATAGGCATATGGATTAAGTGAAAAATTATTATTAGACCCTTCAATAAATTTCAATTTTTTTAATTCTCCCAATATATTTATAATACTCGTTTTCTTAACCCGAGAATTTTCAACAATCTGATCTACATTACATAAATTCTTACTTACAATAATTTTATACAAATTTAAAACAGTATTTGGAGTGTAACGAATAAGATATCTTCTTGACAAATTTACATGCCCAGTTTTTACAAACTCTTTCAAAATATCATTATAAGTATCATATGTTCTACCAGTTAGTCTTATTAATCTATAATCATTCTGCAATATTTTTAATTTAATTGATAAATCCTCATCTGTAAAAATTTCAGATAATTCTGCATATGTAGATGGCAAATATGCAATTAATCTATAAAAGAACTCCCTAATAGCTTCATCCAATGCTAGAATATCTTCGTTAAATAAGTCTTCTAACTGCATTCCTGATTGAACAATATTCTTTTGTTTTTCACCACTTCTAACAAGTTTTATTATATGTGCACAATATTTTTTTAATAGCCAAGGAAAGCCATTTGATATCTCTAATACTTGTTCTTTTAATGGCTTAATTAGAGATGTTCCTATTTCATCATTTATATGGCTTATCAATTCTATCGCTTCTTCTGTCTTAAAATCTTGTAGGACAATTGGCTTAGAAATGCTCTTCAATCGATTCAAATCAATCAATGATGACTCATCATAAGTTGTTGGCTGATCATTTTTACGAGCTATAACAAAAATAAAACTTTTAAACTTAACATTAAACTCCAATATTATATCAATAAGTGTATTATAAACAGATGGTCTAGCAAAAACACTTTCAAATTGGTCTAAAAAAATCAAGGACATTTTACCATTTTCTGTATTAAATTCATCTATTGATTTACTTATAATATTAATCTGCTCTTTCTCTTTTGGTACCTCACAATTCAAATTACAATGAAAATTAAAATCTTTTACTAACATTTGAAAAATCTGCAAAATATCAATATCTGACCGTATATTTCTAGAATCTACAATAGCAGTTGAGAATCCTTTTTCTTTATATAATCTTTGAAGTTTTAAAGAAATTGAACTTTTACCCACTCCCGAACGACTTAATATTTCAATAACTTTAGTACTTGTAATTCCATTCTTTACATCGTTTACAGAATCATTGAATGCATTAATCAAAGAAGTTCGTCCTATAAACCTATCTGGGTTAGCAGGAAACTGGTAATCAAACCATCCTTCTCCATGCATAACTCCTAAATATGAATTATCCACTTCACTTTCACTATATTTAGTTTTTTCTCCGTGTTTATAATATTTTAGTTCTTTTAGCAATTCTATTTTGCTAGAAACTCTCAAAATGAAATCCTCATCTTCTATAGAGTTTCCAAACATATCATAACAAACAAAATATGATGGTAGTGTTTTCCCATCCTCAATAAGCAATTGAATATAATAATATCCTCTATCACTTACTAAAAAATACACATCTCCACTACATAAATTTATATTATTTTGAGAAATATCTCTAATTTGCTTTACACTCAAATAATTTTTTTGAGAAACCAAAGCATCTATTATTGAATCCCCCACTATATATCTAATATGATACCCAGCATCTACCAAATCATCTACCTGTTGTTTCACATCGGATGTTAAATCACTTATAGATATAAAAATCCCCCAATCATTGGGTTCCTTTATCCAAAAATGCATCATTTTTGCTATAAATGCCATAATTTCCGAAGATATTTTTTTATCCCAAGCTTTAGCTTCTCCTATTAACTTTTGATTTGTAACCTTATTATTAGCCACAATATCATATTCAAGATTATTCGCTTTAACCCTCATTTCTATATCATTATATCCACTTGCATCTAACAAGTCTTTGCACAATCTTTCAAACAATACACCTTTGTCATAATTTTCGGATTTAGTTGGCGTATCAAAATTTATAAAATAGAACATAATTACACCTCTCACAAAAAGTTTAAAAATCATTTCAATTTCTACACATAATACTCTCATTACTCGCTTTCAAATTCTTTTTTATTATACTACTTTTCCATCCATCATACCACTATAAAGTATATCTCCCACATTCACTGTAACTATCATCAATCCATCCTTCCCATTATCTTGTCCCATAAGACCTGTCATACCGCCTTATCTGCTGTTCTGTACGCTCCTGTTCCCTTACCTTACGAATAATCGTATCAATCTGCTCTGCACCGGCATATCTCTTCACACGCTCCAGATCATCAGCCT